GTTGGCAAGCCCGTTCGCATTGAGTGCGCCTGTGTTGGCGTCAATGGCGTTGGTGTAGGCGTCGATTCGGTTCTGTGCGTCCACTGACGCCTGACCGGCCAGGGCAAGGCCCGTGGTGATTGCACCGATGGCGAGTCCCCAGGGTCCGCCTACGGCAGAGAGGGCACCGGCACCAAGGCCCTTCATGGAGGCCTTGAACTTGCCGCCAGCGGTCTCCGCATTCTTGAAGTCGTAGATGATCTTCTCCATGAGCCCACCGGGTTTGGCGGCGAACATGGGGCCGATCTTGCCGCCCAGAAGCAGGAGACCAAGCAGGGCTAGGGTGGCCTGCTGGAGCGGGCCGGGGAGGGCATTGATAAATCCGAGGACGCCATTAAGGACCTCTGCTATGGTCTGGACTGGCCCTGCCAGGGCACCTACCACGCCATTGATCATGCTCATGAGGTTGGGTATGACCGCCACGAGATTGTCCGCCAAAGTGCCTACCACGACATCAAGCAGGGAAATGATGTTGTTAAGGACAGGCGAGAGCGAGGCAAAAGCTGAGCCTGCCACGCGGGACATGTTGCCGATAATGGAGCCCAAATCGTAGAACCCAATTCGGAGGTCGCCCACCATCGTGGTCATGCCGGTCAGGCCCTTGAGGATTCCATCCTGGAATGTCAGGTTGCCAAGGGTCGAGGAAATGTTCTTGAGGGTACTGCCACCGAGCTGGCCTAGTGCGTCCAGCATGTTGCCAACGAACAGGGCCGATTTCCCGAGGGTCAACCCCAGTTCCTTGACGCCCTCATTGAGCTTGGAGGCACCAGCGCGGGCACCGTCAAAGATCGTGGAGAGCCGGGACTGGAAGGGCTCCCGCTTCATCATGTCTCCGATTCGGGAGAACGTGTCAGCGATGGCCCCAAGGCCACCGGCCCCGGAATCCTTCACAGCCGATGTGATGGCCTGGAAGATTTTGGCCACTCCCCCGCCCAGGGTCCATATGTCCTTGAGGGACTGGACAGCCTGCTCCATCCAGACGGTAATCTGTCCGGTCTCGTCGGCCTTCTTAGTCCAGTTGTCGAACCGGGTTGCGATGTCCGCAAGCCAGTCACCGAACCGGGGCAGGAACTCAGAGCCACGGAGGCCGATGCGGTTGATGGCATCAAACAAGGGCTCTGCCGCCCTGGAGGCGTTGTCAAAGAATTTGTTGAGGTTGTTGAGCATCTGCTCCAGCGGGCCACCGGCCAGCGAGATTTTCTCAAAGGCACGGAACATGCCAGCGCCGAACTCGCCCACGTGCACTGCGCTCTTGGCGAGCCCAGCCGAAACCACGGGAATGAATTTGTTGAATGCCGTCTCCATGGCGGAACCCATGCCCTGCCAGAATCCCTTCTGGACTGGCTCCTGGATTTTCGTCCAAGCGCCCTGGAGGGCCTTGGCTGTCCGCTGTGCCTCAGGCGGGAGCTTGGCAAGCGCCTTGGCGTTGCCGTCAATCGCCGAACCAAAGTTCTTGAACGCGGATACGTTGATCAGCACTGCGGCTGTGGTGGCCGCGATGGCGGTAGGCACAAACGCCAGGAGGCCCGTGAGGTGCAGGATTCCCTCACCCAAAGGAAAGAGGGAGGAGATAGCGTAGGCGGCTGTGTCGGTCACGGAGCCCACCAGTGTGGAGACTGAGCCAACCTTGAGGGACAGCTCGTCAAACTTGGTGATCATCTTCTCAAGGGCACGGCCACTCTCGGTGAGCACGTTCAGGCCCGCCAGGGACTTGAGGAGTCCAGCGGCAATCGCCAGGGACTTCTCATTGACCTTGACGTAGAACGGCACCACGCGGGCACGGCTGGCGTAGGCCAGTTGGAACGCCGCGCCAAAGGTGAGGGCCTTGGCCTGTATCTCAGCCTCGCGCTTTTTGATCAGCTCATTGAGCTGGTGCTTGGCTTCCTCATAGGACTCAAGGTTGTTCTCAATGTCGATGGTCGTCTTGATGTTGCGGTCAGCAATGGCTTCTTCGATCTTGGCCCGCTCTGCCTTGAGGGCAGAGAGGTTGGTCTCGTCAACACGGATCGAGAAACTGGAGTTGGCCAGCTTCTCCTCTAGATCCTTCTTCGCCGCAAGCAACCCCTCCTCATCAAGGTTTGTGGTGAGCTTGATTTCGCCCATGGCCTTGAGCTTGGAGTTGACCTCAGCCAGCACCTTCTGGAGGCCGTGAGTGTCGTTCTCGTAGGACAGCTCAATCTTCTGGGGCGGGGTGAGGGCCTTGATCTTGGCCCGCATCTTCGCGGCCTGACGGATCAGGCCCTGCTCGTCCACCTTGAAACTGATCGGCGTTTCCGCCGCCTGCCGCTGGAGCGCGACAACCTTGTCCAGTACCTTCTGGTAGCCCTCTTTGTCATCGTTCACGTGCATGACCAGGGGGGTGCGGTTGAGCTTCCCCTGGAGTTTCTCGCGGGCCTTGAGGAGTTCCTCCTCATTCATCTCAGGCGTGATCTTCACGGCCTTGAGAGAGGCCAGGGCGTCGTCAATCTGCTTGACGGCGGCGGTGAGTGACTCGTGGTCATTCTGGTGGGTTATGGTGATGGTTTTTTTGGGGTCCAGCTCAGCAAGGAGTTTCTCGTACTTGCGGGCTTCCCGCTCAAGCGACTTGTTGTCGGTCTTGAACGTGATCGTCTGAGCGATCTTCTCTCGCTGGATGGAGCGGATTTTGGCGAGGACAGCGGCGTAGCCCTGCTTGTCCTCGCTCATCTTCATCTCAACCTTGGCACTCCGCTGGAGGCGGTTGAGCTTTGCCAGAGCCCTGGTCAGGCCCTGCTCATCCAACTTGACTGGGATGGTGACAGTGTTCTTCGCGTCCCGGATGGATTTGAGGGCCGCTTCGACCTTCTTCTTTTCCTCCTGTAGGCCGTCAAAGTCAATGCCTACCTTGAGCTGGAGCTTGTCCTCCTGCTCTTTCTTGCGGAGCCGATCCATTTCGCGCTTGGCGATGGTGGTGTCCGCGTCCACCTTGACTTCAATGTCGTAGTCAGGGAGTTCCCTGATCTGCTCCCGGAGTTCTTTCTTGAACTCGGAAGTGTCCGGGCGGACCTTGATGCCTACGGCACCAATCAGCTTGATGTTACCGGCCATTATGTGCCCCTGTAATTTTGTTGAGTACGTCCATCACCGATAGCGGCTTGGCAGGTTTGGTCCCTCCTTCACCGCGCCATGCAGACGGGCCAACGAGGGGGAGCTTGGGTGCTTTGCCCTGCTCCCATTGGATGGAGTGGCGCACGAGGGTGTTCACGGAGTTGATGAGCTGTGCCATCAACATGCGGTCCTGTGTCCACATGCGGAGTTCCTGGGCCGGATTGGCTTCGGCAGGAATATCGCTGGGGGGTGCGTCGGCCACCTCAGGGGCGGACGTAATGGCGGCGACGTAACGGGAACCCTCAGGGAGGTTTCTAAGCATGGTGAGGATGAGACGTGGCGTTGACGCCACATCCCCTCTCAGGAAGTCCACAAGGTTCAGATCGAAATACTCGATCAGGTCGATGTAGATTTCCTCACCAAAGCGGTCAATGACCTCACTGAGAGTTAAGCTTCCCCCGGTGCTGTCTCCTCATTGAAAGAGATAAACAGGTCCTGCCACACAGCCGGATCGTCCCCAACGACTTCGGCCAGCTTGTCGTAGTTGCCCTTGACCTTCTCGGAAATGCGGAAGGCATCGCGGTACACGTCGTAGAGGTCGTCGGCGTTGTCGGCCTGCGCGCGGGTCTGGATGTCCAGAGCGGCGGCGAGTTCCTGACGCTTTTCCTTCACAAGTCGGATGGCGGGAACAAAGAGGATCACTTCACCGGAGGGGAGGTGAATCTCAAAGTCGCCGTACTTCTGATTGGCGGCGTTCTGAATGTCGGAGAGATTGATCTTGGGCATGAGTTGCGGACTCCTGTGGATCGGGATGAAAGTATGTGGGTTGCGGACTGGGAAGTAAGCCGGGGGGCCAGGGTCCGCACCTGACCCCCCGGAGGTATTACTCGGCCTTAGTAGCGGCCTTGCGTACCGGCTTAGGAGCCGGTGTTGAAACTTCTGTTTCAATGTGAGTGATTACCGCGCGCAGTGCATCGCCAAGCAGATTGAGCTTGTCGGCAAAGCCGGGTTCACCTCGCGTGAACGTAGGAACCTCAGGGAACTTAGCCATCGGCTAGTTGCCTTACGGTGTGTCAGTCGAGCGCGGCGGGATAACCGTCAGTGCGCTCGGCTTACCGGCGTTGTTCAGAGCCGTGACCTTGATGGGGAGCTGAGCCAAAGAGTTGGTGTCAGCGATAGCAATGTCGTCAGACCGAAACACGCTGGACTTCTCAGCGTAGAAGCCGCCGACACTGAGGCCATCCTCAAGTACGGCGAGGAATGCAACCTCTGTGGGGACGGGCTCGGAGGGAACCTCAACAGCACCATCGGTTGCAACAATGGCGTTTCCGCCGTAGTACAGCTTGAGGGATTCCTTCGTCCATTCCAAGAGATTGAGGCCCAGCGATTCAACGCGAGCTTCAACGGACTGACGGAGGGACTTGTTCTGGAGCGAGGACAGAGTTGTCACCGCGCCGCCTTCGGAAGAAAGCGTCAGAATGTTATCGAGGGAAGTGTTGCCAACTTCCTTCCACGCGACGGCGGGGGACTTGAGCAGGGCCACAGTGGTGGGACGTGCCGTGCCCACGGGTGCTGTGAAGAAGCGGGCGCTACCAACCTTGAGGGTTGCGGCGTCATTTGTAGACATGATTCTCCTAAAAGAAAACCCCGGCTGAGGATCAGCGCGGGGTTATGTAACGGTTTGAAACGGTGGTTTGTTCAGGCGGTCGAATAAGCAAGCGGTACACGGCTTCGTACCGTGTCCACCCCTTATTTAGCGAGGCGTATTGCACGACTCCCGTTGACGTTGCCCAGTCGGCAACGCGGGAGGGTTCAATGGAGTTTGTGATCGCTGAGATTGAACCGCAACCCGGCACAACAACTTGATTCTGTTGTGCCTCACGTATTGCAATGCGACACGCCTCTTGCAATTCTTCACCGAGTGCATCGGCGTCAGGACCAGCGGTGATTGTGTTCACCGAGACGATGGCCGATTGGATGAACCGATCATCGTCAGAGTCAACGCTTGCCGTGCCGGAGCGGCGCTCTCGGCGGACAATGACAATCGGCGGTTCCATACCCTCAGAGAACAGGGAGCCAATGTGAAGATCGGACTGGGACTCAAAGAAGTCTTTGAACAGGGCCAGCATCAGATCATCCACTGACCCAAAGATGGGGATAGTACGGTTGGTCATTTGATGGACATTCTTCGTTTGGAGACCATCTTCTTAGTGGCCTTCTGGAGTACGCCCAGGCCCTTAACGAATGTGCGCCTGTGCTGTTTGCGGGTGCGCGGGCCGATGCCGTTGTCACTGGTGTAGTGGCCGAACTCAATGGACATGACGGCTCGGTACTCGTTGGAGTACACAGCGCCGTCCTCACGGTCGGGGACTTCCTTACCCTGGAGCGGGTCTTTCTTGCCCTCGTCATGAGCGGAGAGGTAGACGGTGGAGTCCAGCTTGGCCCTGTGGCCAAGGTCTGCTCCCCCCATATGCACGACGCCTATGTGGGCGTCTCCCGTGTCCCTGTGGAGGGACAGCTCGTTAGCCGCCTCCCGCTTCATGGCCTCTGCGTGGCGCTGGATGGAGGAGACGGCAGGCTGGGAGTAGCCCACGTGGCGGGCAATGGAGTCCTCCCCCTCATCGGGGTAGTACCACTCCCAGTTACCGGCGAGGAGCATTAGGCTCTCATGCCGTTACGGGAACGGAGGGTGAAGGTCACGTTGCGGGTAGCCTTGGAAACCCCGGCACTAAAGTGCGGGGGTGCCGCTACGTCATACTCCTCACCGTCGAACACCACTCTGGCCCAGGAGCCAGCGGGTGCGTCTCGGGCGACACAACGGATGATCTTCACGTCCACCTGACCGGGGAGTTCCGCCGTGGCGTTACGATCCTCAGACATTGAGACGCGGACGTGGACCGGCGTCTCGCTGGGGACCTTGACGCTTTCCCCACGGCTGTTGACCACTGTGGTCTCCGGGTAGATCACAAGCGTGTTGCGCCCACGGTCTAGCAGGATGGATTTCATGGCCACGTCCCCAGGGGCATCGGCTTAGTGCCGTCCTGCATCGGGGCGTAGCCCCTGTCCGCGTACCGTCCCGATGTGCGGGAGGAGCGGGGCGAGGGGCGGTCGGAGTTACTGAGGCCAACGGAGACGACACTCCCCCGGCGATTGAACGGCTTGAGCATTGCAATCTCACTCTTGGTGAGCTGTGTGCCAGCCGCGTACTCGGGGATTCTGTTGAATGTGGACATGTCACTCCTTTCGGAGTCGAACCCGGCAGGATTCATCACGCCCCGCGAGGCGGCGGCGGCTGTAATAGCCACCGCCACCTCTGGAGCTTGAGCCCTAGTGGGCCATGCCATTCCGCCGTAGTGGCGGACCCAAGCAGACGCCTCCGTGAGCATCGCCTCAGCCAGTGCAATTTCGTCCGCGCTCTCGATTGTCTCGGCGGTGCGGGCGGCGACTTGCTCAACTGTTGCTAGATGCTCCATGGGGTCCTTACGGGGTTACGTCACCGTAGGCGTTGCCGCCCAGGGGGAAGGTCTCGCCGGTCGGCAGGCCACCAGTGGAGATGAACTCCTGCTTGTAAGCCTTCGCCAGGAACGATGCGGCAGAGCCACCGGGTGTGTCAGTCTTACCGTCGCCCGGTGCCTTCTCAACAGCACCAGCGGACTTGAGGCCGATCTTGATACCACGGACAAAGAACTCGTCAGTGGAGACAACCGTCTGGCTCTCGCCGTTGAATACGGCGATGCGGTCCTTGGTGTAGGCCGATCCGAAGTAGGTATCGAAAACCGAACGGTCGGTCAGGAAGCCTGTGTCATAGTCGGCGAGGTGCCGGAGTGCCCAACCGTTGGCGCTTGTTGTAGCGCCGTAGGGAACGGACTGCGGGACGGAAGGCGTACCGGAGAACGCGATGAAACCGCTGGGAGCATACATGTAAGCTTCGTGGGAAGGGATGTGTGTGCTTGAAACAAACTGAACACCGGCGATAGTACCGAGTGTCGAGGAGGCCAGGGCGTTGTCGCCAGTGCCCTCAAACTTGATCAGTCGGTTGGACTTGAGGAGTGCTTCCTCAACGTCAACACCAACGACACAGATCAGTCGCTCGGAAGGGGTC